ATGGTGCAACCTGTGCATCTTTTTGATGTGGATACTTTGTTGGGTTGTATGGTTCTAATTCAGATGTATTTACATTACCATCTGCATCAGTTTTAGTTTCACCTTTTTCATCTGCCATTCGTACAATACCAACTGTTTTAGTTCTTGTATTATAAACAACTTTATCAACTCCCATATTACCTTTTGGGGTTGAAGTTTCACCACTTTGTGAATATTTTGAAATTATATCTTTAGCGTATTTGTTACCAGGATTACCACTAACTGCGGTCATCATATCCATAGGTTTCAATTTTTTAGAATCAATATCAGCAGATACTTTTGAAAGGTTTACACCATTTTCATCTGCCCAACCTGCTACCGCTTGTGCTCTTAATCCTGTCTTAGCTGCAATTGAATTAACAGTTGCCATACTATCGGGTTTAGAGGCTACTTTATCTGATTTAGCAGATGCTCCACCTGCTTTATTGAATACTGAACCCCCACTATCTTTACCAAATACTGAAGAACCCTTAGTAGGTTCTGATTCCTTAGCTGCTTGTCCAGCGGTTGTAACTTTACCTGCGATTGTAACTTTAGTAGAAGGTCTTAATTCATGCTCTTTACTATATGCATCAAATTGGTCCTGATTTTTAAAATCTATCTCCTTTAATGGGATTAGGTTTACTAATTTCATAATTTGTATTAATTTCTATTATATAAGTATCGGATATAAATATAAAGTTTTATTGTATTACAACCAAATTGTCGTAATTACTTCCTTCATATGTTTTGACGGGAAATCCACCTCTTTCCAAAGTGTTTGTTAACTCCCCCAAAAGGCTATCTCTATCCTGTGGATGTACATCAATTAAGAACGCATCGTAGGTATATAAAATCATTTTTGACCTTCTCCCATCACACCACTTCAGTACCTCATCAATTTTAGTATAATTGATTTCAGTTTCCAACGCCTGAAGTAAATAGTTAAACACCTTTTGTTCGTTGGCGGCTTCGATTCGTTGGAATGGAATTTCCCTCTTATATAGAGGTGTCGTTAATTTTCCCGAAATTACGAACTTTTGGTAAACCGATTGAACATATTCATCCACCTTTTGAAAGAACGGAATGGTTTTGGCAAACTCATCTAATCCCCCATAAAGATATCGGAATGATAAGGCTTTGGATTCTTCGGTCGTAACCCCATAATATTTTGCTAAATGTTCGTGCGCAGTTTCTCCCTCCGGAAATACATACCCAACCATCTTACCAATGATACGGATGTGATAGGACTCGTAATCGAATTGAATCAAAGTACCCCCCTTAAATCTACTCACTATATTACTTCTACATCCATCGGATTTGTTCATAGCAGCCCAATTCACATTGAGATGTCTATTACTCGGTCTACCCGTTACCGTATATGGATTGTATTTTGTGTACGCAAACCCATTGGGCAGATACTCTTTGTTGAAATGAAATCTATCAATAAATTTTTCTTCTTCGACTTTCACCCCAGCCCCCTCCAGCCTCCCTAATATTTTAATAGAATCTGAATATTTTCTATACCAAGGTTTAATTTCTGAAATTAATGGAATCGTTTTTAAGAGCTCGTACCATCTCATCATAGGTACACAATCGTTTAGATATTTAAAGTCGCTTCTGTACCCCTTATAAACCCCGTCAGCGAACTCATTGAATATGAACGACTTACCATACTCTTCAAAATAAACCCACTCATAATCGAGCCCTTTACTACCTATGTATCGATTACCATAAACCAATGTGTTTTCATTCACAAACATACTTAATGCTGCTTGTCTACATTGTCCGGCATCGATGTGATTGAAATTTATAATGTAATCGGAATCCTTTGTTCTAAGGTACGCAAATGATATGGATGTATCATATTCGTGTGCCTTTGGAGAACTCCATACGGGCACCATCAAATCTATCTTTGGATTGGATTTGTAAAATGCTAATAGGGCGTTATTTGTTTCGATTAAATTCATACCCTACAAATATACAAATTTTTTATTTAATTTCCAAATGCTTTATTTATAAAACTGCTTTATATTCGGTAAATATAAGGAAATATTTTTGATTTTCAAAGAAATTATAGATAAAGATGATTTATTTGATGCAATTACTCCTTTATCAATCAGTTTACCATTGGTATCATATACAACATCCAATGGGCCGGCGATTCTCCATCTCATAGTTGCTGATATCCAATATGGATTTTCAAAATAATTTTCATACTCTGTTGATGAAATCTCATAAACAAACCCACTATTGTCATTTGCTCTTTGTATAAAATATCTAACTATATAAGCTTCCGCATAATCATTATTTGATGGTATGGGTACAATTGTTTGCGGTATTTTTAATGAGAATATTTCCTTATCTCGTATTAAGTCGTTATACATATTAATTTATTATTTTGGTATAACTGCTGCAACGTTAACCCTATATCCAGCTTCTATCGTAGTTTTCCAACCACTCTCGTCTATACCTTGCTTTACATTAGTGATTTGAAATATACCATTCTTATTATATATTTCAGGTATACCATCAATTTGAAAATATTCACCACAACTTAATCCAGCCATACCATCTATTGATAATGATATTTCTAAAAATGTTAAGGCAGAACCACTTTCATCTTTTCCTATTTTACTTTTAATAAGTCCTTCATCTAAAAATATATAAGTTTTTATAGTATCTTTACCATTTTTTTTAATTTTAAATTTTACCGATTTTGATTTTATAACTTCTTCTAAGTTTTTTATTTCTTTATTAGCATCATTTTTCGGCTTTGCATCTTCAGTTCCTGTTGGTGGCGGATTCTTAACAGTGTTACTATCTTTTAATACTGCTTTTTGTACAATTTGCTTTTCAATTTCATTTACAGAAAACCAACCATCTGCATTCTTAGCATACGATAAATCAAATAGATTATAAGCTTCATCGTTTAATTGTGCATTAGAACCTGTTGTTGCTAATTTACCATTATCCATTATATTAGTCAAATTTAATTGAGATTGATATAATGCTTGAGCCTGTGCTAATGTACTCAATTCCATTGTAAAATTAAATTCTTTAACAGTACCACCAGCCGGGCCAATTTTAAATCTATATGGGCTTTGGTTTTTTATATCCGTATCCGGCTTTGGAAATAATTTATAATCCATTATTTGCAGCATCCTACTACCAACAGTTCCTTCATCGGATAGCGCCATCAATTCTAATTTACATTTACCATATGTATTATTATTTATAAGGTCTAATACTCCATTTATAAAATCAGCTTGTGTAGAAGATTGACCATATATGCTTAGTATTGTATTATAGTTAAAAAATACATTTAATAAATTTCCATATAGTTTTGTATCATCTGGAAGTTCTGTTTCTCCTTTTAAATTATATATCTTTGCAGTTTTTTCTGGTAAATTGAATGATTTACCATTTATTGTACATTCTTCCGGTGTAGCCTTTTCATCTATTATTAATACATTCTTCTTATCTGCATCAGTTGAAAATTTAAATTTAGGTAATTTATTTGGTATTATAATATCTTCGGAAGATGATATCATATATTTATCCGAATTCATTGGTATTAATTCCTTCGTTTTTGCAATATCTTCAAAATAATTTATTTCTATTTTATTAGTATTTACTTTAAAAATTTCTGAAGTTTGAAATAATTTCAGTATTAATCTAAATGAAATATACGGCTCATATGATGCAACTTTATCTTTTTCTTTTGCATTTAGCATATCCCAATTAAAGAATTCATTTTTCCATTTAGCTTCAGGTAAATCTATTATAGCTGGTAATCTAAATTCAGCTGATAATTTTCTTAGCCAAGTAGCGTATGCTAATTCCGGCTTCGGGCTCTTTTTTGCTACAGATGATTCATCGTTTGATTGCTTCATTGGCATCCATAGTTGTAATTCATTACCCGCTGATATATCCAAATCAACATCATATGAACCATCTTCGACAGGAGAATAATTAAAGCCGGTAACTTTACCAGCCATATAATCATAATTACCATCAGTAGTTTTTAAATTTTCTAAATATTTACTTTTAGAAACTTTGGCATCATCGAATAATTCAACAAATGCTGTTGTATAATCTTTATAGTTCTTTTTTGAAAATAGAACGGAGTCTATCTTTGTTTTGCCAACAATATCAGTATTCCATCCATATTCTAAAATTACATTCATAGATGGTCTAAGAAAGAAAAGGTCAAACATTTCTAATTGCTTTAAAGAAAAACATTTAATTTTTACTTTAGCACTTTTTAATGTGTTATTTCCACCATCGGTATCAATTTCAACTGATTGTATTATTGGTGTTGATATTTTTCTATCTGATTCGCCTCCAATTGTAATAGCTTTTCCTGTTAAATCATATCCTAATATAGTATTAGAAGTTTGATATAGTTTTGTAAATTCACTTTGATTTGAAATTATGCATCCTCTGAATGCTGCATCATCATAACTACCATTTTTTATAACATCTTTTATATTGGTAGTATTATTAGTAACGACTGCTCCTGAAGATAATATTACAAATGGAGATAATCTAAAATTTTCATAAGAGAATTTTTCTCTATTTTCTAATTTAGTCTTTATCCAAGGTTTTAACGGAGCTATAAATGGAAATCCCATAACTTATTTATTTATTTATTTTTTCTAAATCATTTAATATTCTGGATATATTTGATGGAATTCTAAGCTGCAATCCTTCGGTTACATAGAAAGATGCATCGTTAATATTATTTGCTACAGCTATAATCCACCATAGACTTCTATCGCCATAATATTTATTAGCCAATAAATCTAATCTATCAGTTACTTCTGATATAACATACAAATCATCATCATTTGCTTTTATTTTTGGGTATATAACACTTGCAAAATATTGTTTTTTACTTTCAGAATCAGTTTTTATTGTCGAATATGTATATCTGTTTGCCATTATTTATTTATTTTTTAGGAAGAAACCCCATCTCCGTTAATAATTTTAGTACTTGCTTTATATCCTCTCTATCTTTTGATTGTAGTTGTCCATTAAAATCATATCTATATACCTTAGTATCTCCTTCTCCAGATTCTATTTTGTGGTCTTCTATTATTTTTAAACCTATCGATACATCCACCATAGATGGGTACATAAATTGATTTTTATCCTCATTAAATGCATCAAAGTTTGCCCAGGTTGTATTATCATCTATTTGAAATCCTAAACTTTCTATATATCCCGGTATTTCTTTATACAACGAACCGATTGATACTCTAACTAAATTTGGAGCCATTGCATATTGAGAGGTGTTACCACCAGATGTTATAGTTTTAATATCTTTATCAGGAAAAGCTAATGATTTTAAATAATTGATTTTTACAATCATAGCATCTCGTTCTTTAAGAGTAGTATAATATAATTTTAAGTTAAATTTTAAACTACGCTCTACGCCACTATATCTATATATATTAAATGGTGAACCTACATATTTAAAAGAATTCCACGATGGGCTTACATCTTCGGATATACCATTGATTGCGCCTATAAACGGAACTTTTATTGATGATTTGCCTTCAGCCGGTATTGTTTCAAATGTAACTATTACGTGGTTTGCATATTCTGCTTTAGCTATTTCCTCATTTGTAATTGATATGGCTTCTAATAATTTGGTCTGACCAATCTCCCAAGGAGTTCCTTTCCCTACCATATCTCTTTTTTGTAGTTTTCCACTTTTATCTTTATAATGTGTAGAGAACTTTTTATCTTCAATTAAAACAGTTGGTTTACCACTTGCATCCTTTGCGCCAAATTTAGGTCCAAATTGCTCATCAGTTGAATAATCTTTTAAATCACTTGCTAATTTTTTTAAACCACCTTTTGTAATTGCTTTAATTGCCAAATTGGCAGCCATTCCACCAATTGAAGAACCACCTTGCTTAAATGATGCAATAAGTGATGCTGGAGCTGGGGATTTCTTTACATAATATGCGGTATCTGCTTCAATGGCTCTTTTTAAGCCACTTTGAGTTCTGAATAATGATATTGGTTTTGATAGAAAAGAATTTCCTCTAAATATAGTATCCGATGGTCTATTAGCAGAACCTCCTAATGCTCCACCTATTTGATTACCAATTAAATCACCCAACGCATTTGGCGAAGAAGTAAGTAATGCAGCAGCTCGTGGTGGATTGATTAATCCCCTACTTTCTATTCTGATATTTTCAGATTTTCCGTAAAGGTTTTTCTTTTGTGATTTAAAAAGGTCTAAGAGTGTTGCCATTTATAGTTACTATTTACTATAAATATCTATATTGTAAATTTATAAAACATTATGCAGTTCTAGCTACTCCGTAAAGTCTACGAGCTTGATTTAGTAAAGATGATTGTAATGCCTTTCCATTTATATTAATACTGGCATCTTTTGCTGTATTTTCACTAATCTGTCCTAAAAATTGAGCATTTATACCCAATAGTGCAACTATTTCTTGTTGTAATTTAGCTCCGTATTGAGTTTCAGTTAATGTTACTTTTGCTTTATCTGCCGCCATTTTTTGTGCATCAATTTGTTTCTGCCCCATAGTATTAACTGCTTCAACAGTTGGCTTCGTTCCGGTTTCAATTGGTTTAGCTTGTTGTTCTTTGGAAACAACGGCAGGTTTTGCTCCTGCGGCAGCTGCTGTGGGTGCTTTATCAAATGCTCCCATATCCTTAGCGGCTAATGCAGTATCGATTCCTATTGATGCTGCCGTTCCAATTCCTGGAATAGTACCAGCTGCGCCGGAAGCTAATTCCATAGCGGCTCCAGCGTAATCACCTTTCGCCAATCTAGATAACCCAAACCCAACTCCAGCTAATAATCCAATTACTGGTATTTTTTTCAACAAAGATTTACCTAATGCTTTTGCACCTACCTTAGCTATACCCTTTGCTCCAACTTTTTCTGCAACCTGTGCTCCAGCTTTTCCGGCAACTCCTGCTACTGTTTTTCCTGCCGTAGTTGCTGCCGTTTTTCCTGCGGTAGTTGCTACTGTTTTGCCTGTTGTAGTTGCTGCCGTTTTTGCTACTGTTTTTCCTGCAGTTTTTGCTACCACCTTTTCTGCTACTTTTGCTCCGGGTGATATCAATCCTTTACCAAATTTAAGTAAACCAGGTAACATTTGTACACCAATTGCAACTGTTAACCCAATTATAGCGGCTGTAAGACCCGTTTCTGCATTTTTCAATGCTTCCAATTGAGCTTTATTATTAGTTTCAGTTGCAAGTTTATTAACGTTCTTACCAAGAGCTTCTTGTAGTTGTTGTTGTTCAGCAGTACTTAATTTTATACTTTGTAATTCCGCTTGTGCAGATATCATTGCATTTGTTGCTGCTAAACTAGCCTCTGCCGCTGTTTTAGCTGCTAAATATTGTGCATTAGAACCTCCTGCTTTACCTTCCTTTAAATCACCACCACTTTTACCCGTATTCTCCGTTATCTTTTGTATAGAGTTTAAATCCATTCCACCCAAAGCTTCTGATAATGCTTGTTGTTGGAACATATTCATATCTTTCGGATTCAATCCCTGAGCTTTCAATGATTTCATTGCTCCTTCTTGGTCACCCGACATAAACTTAGCTCTAACTTCCGATAAGTTTACATTCTTACCAAGCATTGCTGATAAACTCATTTCTGATTTGATACTATCTTTATAGTTCAATACCATATTTTGACCAGCCTTTGCTACTTCATTGAAACTAACTCCCAATGATTTTGCATATATAACTTGCTTAGCTAATTGACTACTTCCCTTTATCTGATAACTTAGTGCATCTTTGGATGCTTCAGCTATTTCAGCCATAGCACTACCTAAATTCACACCGGCTTTATCAGCCATTGCTCTAACTCCTTCTTGTAAATTTAAAGCAGTTTTTTCACTAACCTTATCTAATCTTTGAAAAGTTTCATTTATAGTTGCAATACTTTCGGTAGATTGACCCGTTCTTTGAGCCATTATAGACATATCAGCTGCCATTTTACCGGTTGGCATTTTACCCGTCGCATCGGATGCCGCTTGCATTGATTCTGCTATATTTTCTGCTGATATTCCAGCCATTTGTAAGGAGGATGCCGCATATCCGACACCACCTAATTTATTACCAAATAATGCTGTTTTAGATGCGGCTTGAAATGATGCACCCATTTGTTGTACGGATGTACTAAAATCAAGCATAGCCTGTTTTGCAACATAATTAACAGCTTTAAATGTTCCTGTTATATTTTTGCCGGCTTTATCATAGGTTGGTAAATCCACACCCATCGATATTTGCTTATTAGTTGCATCAATACTACCTTGTACGCCTATTATATCTTTATCATATTTGGCAATAGTACCAACCTTATCACCAATCAATCCATAATTGTATGCCATTGCCGCTAAGGCGCCCGCTGCTACTGATAATGCAGTTGTTAATCCCTTACCACCATTTGCTGCTGATTTTAAAACATCTCCCAACTCTCTAACGCCCTCAACACCACTACCACCAATATGGTCTATGGCTGATTCTACTCCTTTTAAAGCAGTTGCAGATTTTTTGGCTGTATTGGCAAATGTATTTATTTCATTATCCATTTTTGCAATATGGTCTCCCAATAATGCAGTTGCCTCAGCGGATAATTCAATTTCAGACCTTAAATCCGAATAAGTTTTTCTGGAATCTTCAACGAGTTTAAGGTATTCTTGTTGGGAAATCTTATCTCTAGCTTTTAACTTACTTGCTTCTAAAATTGAAGCTTGGTTTTGTTTATAAGCTTTTAAGACCTTTGCCATCTGGTCTTTATCCTTATCGTTAATTTTAGAATTCTTAGTTATAACAACACCAATACTTTCAATTACACCTTTCGTTTGGTCTAATTTTTCTTTTTGAAATTGATAAGCTTTTGTATTTTTTCCTATGGTATTACCAATACTAACTAAATTCGTATCGATATCATCGTAATCTTTTAATTCAGCCTGTAATAACTTTGCCTTTTGTTTTTGTAATTTTAATAATTGTTCGTATTGGCTTTTAGATTTTTGTAATACTTTGTTCTGAGCTTCTAATGCTTCTACTTTTTGAAATTGAGCATCAGTTATTTTATCTTCTAAAGCATATAACTTTTGCAACTGTAATTCATTTGCTTTCAGTTGGTCAGTTTCTTCTTTCAAAGAAATTAATCTAGCGTTAAGATTACTTGCTTTAGCCATTTATAGTACTATTAGTAATTATGATATTGCTTCAATAACGCATCTATCTTAGCAGTACTTGCTCCGGATTGTTTTAATAAATTTTTAGTACTTATTAATAATTTTTCACTATCGGATTTCCAAGCTTTATATGCTCTATCAAATGCAACACTATCAGATGCATCGATGGCTTTTTCTAAATCATCTTCTTTACCTTTTGCTTTCTTATCATAAAATAATGATAATAATCTGGCAAACACATCAACTTCTACTATTAATTTTTTGGACATAATATCTTATGTTATTTATATTTCTATTATAAATATCATCTTCTTTTAGTTTTAGATGAATTAGATGAATTTGAAGAACTATTTACCTTTGCGATTTGTTCTTTTTCTTCTTCCTTTGCTTTAAGAAGTTCTCTCCAATAAAATTCTCTCAATTTAATCGGCATAAAATAAACATCATGCCAATTGAATCCACCATTAGCATAATATACCATTTGAAATAGTTTTTGATGGAGAACTACTGAATGATTACTCGGTAGGGTAAAAAAAGTCAACCCCAAACGGGATTCGGAGAGCCTCCTTCTCACCTGTGTACGGCGATTCGTATTCGAATTTTAAATCCAAATCGGGAGTTATTTCTGCAATAGCCTTTCGTAATCCTTTGGAATCTCCGGCTAATAATCTATTACTAACAAACATACTGATACTTCCCAAATCTCTAACACCATCAACCTCTACAATAACTCTTCTATATCTAGCAGTTACTTCGTTCGATTGCTTTAATGTTTTTTCAGATGCTTCAACATCTTTACCAATGGCAATTTCATCACCATGTGTTAATAATTTAAATTTAATAGGAGTTTTTGAAATAGGTAAAACGAAATCATATTCATTTTTTCTATTTAATTTACTATAATCTATTTCTTTAATTTGTATTTTAGATAAATCGACTGTAACTTTAACAGCCTCATCTTCTTGTGGGTCATTAACAGTTACTTCGTATTCAGGTCCAAATGCCAAAACTCTGGAAGATACTAAAACTGCATTTTTATCACCAATTAATAAATCGTTTGGAGAAACGCCTGGTTCTATGATTATAGATTCCATTAATTTATCAATGTGTATTCCTTTTCTGATAAGATTAGTCGAAGTAAGAATATCTTCTTCCTTAGCAGTCATTAATTTAATTGTAAGCTCTCCTTTAGATAATGGAGATGATTCAGGGTAACCTAATCCTTTTGATGGTAAGCTGATAACCTCCGTTGGGAATGGATAGTTTTTTTGTTCATTCGATGAACTCATACCCAATCCTCTTGTAACTTGTTGTTCTACGTTTTGTTGTTCCATAATTATAATAACTTAATGTTTATATATAAGTATATATAAATAAAAAAAGGAGAACATTTCTGTCCTCCTTTCTTATTATCAATTTCTAATTAAAGTTTAATCTTTAGCGGCTTCAGCCCAATTCTCATTAACCATTCCCCAATAGTTTTTGTTTAAGTAGATAATATCGTATCCACTATCGTTTCTATCTATGAAGATAATTCCTTTCTTAACCAATGAACCTAACGCCCCTCTGATAGTTTTAGTAGGAATTCCTAATTCTTCACTCAAATCGTTTACATCTACATCGGAATAACCCGGTTCAGCATATAAACAACTGATGAAAGTACTTAGTGTCTTATCTTCTAACCATGTGATATTCATAACTTTATTTGTTTTATGTTTAACTCTTATTACATAGTAAAGGTAATACATTCTGCGTTAAAAGTCAAGTCTTTTGTTAATTATTTTTAAAATTTGGAATCATTCTAAATAAGACATAAAAAAGGGGATATATTTCTATACCCCCTCTTAACTATTTTAAAGTTTATCTATTAGAAATTAGTACTCAAGGATTGCGTAATCATATGATAATGTTAATTCTATCGATAATGGGTCGTTTGAAGCCCAATCTAATTCACCAAAGTTTGCTGAAGTAATGAATGCTCCTTTAAGAGTCCATTGTTCAACTTTATCACCTACTGGTCCTAATAAGAAGAATGTGATATCTTTCTTATAGAAAGCAGCGTATCCATCTCTACCTGTTAAGGATTCGTGTGAACTTCTAACCCACTCCATAACTTGCTGTGCACCTGATGGTACAATTGGGTCATAAAGAGAGATAGTGATATCATCCCACGTAGATTTACCTTTTATTTTTCTTTTTACGTTTATGTGGTCTAATTCAACTACTTCCGATGTGAAAGTTGGTCTACTAGCCGTTTTTATCATATACGATTCTATACCGTTGATTTCCATTATAAATCTATTACCTAACTTTGGTTCAAAGTTGGTATAGAACATTTTATCAAACTCTAATACTTCTGGCATTTTCTTCTCTATTTAATTGTTTCTTTATATAAATATCTATTTTTTAAATTATCCGTTAAAAGCGGCGCCAGTTGGTAAGATGTTGAAATCAATTTGAATGAATTCAGCTGTCTTAGTTGGTTGTAAGTAGATAGCCCCTTTCATAATGTTTCTATCAATTACATCTGGTGTATTATTAGTATCATCCATTACAACACGGAATGCGTACAAACCTTGTCTTTGTTGGATTGATTCTAAATACGGATTAACTATATTTAAGAATCTATTTCTAGTCGTTGATGTATTTTGTTCAAATACTAAATAACGAGATGTAGATGCGATATACTTTCTTACAGTCAATAATAATCTTCTTACGTTGATTCTATCTAATGCAGATGGTTTATCTTGTAAAGTTTTTTGTCCAAATACAACGATACCTTGTCCAGGGAATTGTACAATTGGATTTACTTTTGCTTCATATAATGTATCTTTTTCAGATTGTGTTAATCTATTCAATACACTAACTGCTCCTACTAATCCACCTCTATTCAAACCGGCTGGTGCGAACCATTCTGCTGCTACTCTATCGTTTGCTGCGAATACGCCAGGTAATAATACTGAAGGTGGTACTGAAATTAATTTGTTTGTGTTAATATCAATTGTCTTAACCCAAGGATAGTAAGTTGCTACCATATTTGAATCAATTGCGTCCGATTGTGCAGTTACTAAACTAATTGAATCATTTACTGAAGTTGAATCCATAATATAGAAACAATCATTTCTTTGCTCAACCATGTCTAATACTGAAGTTACTACTGAAGGGTGTAATCTTCTTACAACACCTGGAGTTACAACCATATTGATATCAAATTCATCTGCATTTGATAATGCTGCGATATGTTTAGCGTATGCTACTGAACCACTTGCAGTTGATGTTGCCAAATTGAAACCTTGTGAGTTAGTTCCAACTTCAAATGCTGCTTCACCTGCTTTTGCAATTGGTGTTGCCGGATTCATACCATCAAATCCATTTTGGAATGCTACAACGAATTGTGCTGAAGTTGAACCTACTGATAATGAACCACCATTTACTACATCTAATCCAAATGCTACGTTTTTACCTACACTTGCTCCTACTGGAATTGGTTTTAAGTAAATTGCGTTATCAGTATTTAAATCTAAATCGATACCACCATATTGTGATACTGATGCAGTTACGAATGATACAGATGGAATCTTTGAACTAATTGCTGCTGATGCAGATACTGGTAAAGTGTAAGCTTCGTGTCCGAAAGGTACTGCTTGTACCGGTGCTGCTACGTTTAATTGAGCTACTCTAACATATTTTGAATTATTAACCCAATCACCACTTTCTGAAATTTTACCTTCAGAATTGATAGTTAATTTTCTATCACCAATTACTCTACTAATAAAGTTTGGAGAATTAGGGTCTAAGTTTACATTTGCCCAAGTTTCTAATACAGTCTTTTTCTTATTAGTATCAGCGTAATCTCTTACAACTACGGTAAATACACCATAATCAGTTCCGTTTACAGAACCAGCTGCTTTAATATTTGTAATACCTATTTTTACTTTAGTGTTTGCTGCATTACCTGCTCCGATTGTTTCAAATTGGAATAAAGGCGTTCTATCACCACTAATCAATTGAGATTGAATCATTGGTGTTAATGCTTCTTGTGCATCAAATGTGAAATCTTGTTCTCCTAATATATCTCGTGAACAAGATGCGTGTGAATCAAAGTTTATACCACTATTTTTGAAATATCCATATACATATGCATCTTTAGCACCGAATGGAGATGTTCCAAATACAGCTTCAACATCATTTGAATCTACTAATTTTAAAGATGCTGATACGTCTAATCCTCCACCTAAGTAGAAATCACCATTACCATCATTATCTGCTAAAGTTGCGGTTGAAAAACCTGCGTTTGCTCCTACTGCGGTATTAAATAAAATTGCTGCAGTTGAACCAGATACATCATATGTGATATCAAATGAACCGGTTGCTTGATAATTTGTTGCCGTTACCGATTGAGATACATATACTGCAGTCGGTGCAACCGTCAATCCACTTCCCTTTTGAGTAAGTGTAATTCCTGTTACCCCACCACCTACTATTGTTACATATGCAGTTGGTGCCGTTGTAAATGTACCACCTATAAATTGAATAGATGCAGTTCCAGCATTCGTTCCTTCTGATGAAGTATAACTCGTAAGGGTTGATGCTGATACTAATGTATCAATCTGCCCTAAGTTAAGTGCGCTAATCAATAAAGGAGCGGTTTCGGTATATCCACCAACACCAGCTACTCTACAAATAGTTGCAGTTCCAGCTTCTCTTAAATATGATTGTACTGCTAACGGAGTATAATATGTATCATCAACCACTCCAAATAGAGTTTCGAATTCAGATTGTGAGTTAACGATTGTAGGAGTTAAAGGTCCTTCTTTGAAAGGTCCTATGAATGCTGCACCGATTTCAGCTACACCCTGTTGCAAGAATGAAAGGTCGTTTTCTTTTGTAAATACGCCTGGTGATACTATTTTTTCTGCCATTTTGTGCTTTTATTTAATTTTTAATGTCTAC